TTCTGGGCTATCAGTGACCAGTGATAATGTGTTATTTAGTTATGGTGTCAAGGATTGCGCCGCAGTGGTGTTAAGATTGCCGATTGATGCGGTGGATCAGATATTTAAGGGGCAGTTGGTATGAAGTCGCCTGCCTGGACCCGGAAAGCCGGTAAATCAGCAAGTGGTGGTTTGAATGAGGCCGGGCGCCGGTCTTATGAGGCGGCTAATCCGGGTTCTAACCTGAAACCTCCGGTGAAGTCTGGCGATAACCCCCGCCGCGCCAGTTTTTTGGCGCGTATGGGTAACATGCCCGGCCCGGAGCGTGACGCGAAGGGCGAGCCAACGCGCTTATTGAAGTCTTTGCAGGCATGGGGGGCATCCAGCAAGGCGGATGCGCGGGCAAAGGCGAAGGCTATTTCTTCTCGTAACAAGGGGAAGTCCAAATGAGCCGCCAGATGAAGGACGATACCGGGCATGTTATTGCCCAGGTATTCGAGATGGATGGCACGCACGTTATCAACAACCCATCCACCAGCACGCAAACGCCTGCCTTTGGCGCGCAAACAACGGCGGTTCGGGTCGCAACCACAGGCAACCATGTGCATATTGCTATCAATGGTGATCCTACTGCCACCACCAACAGCACGATGTTGCCGGATGGGTGGGTGGAGATTTTTGCGGTGAAGCCTGGCTGGAAGTTGGCGGCGATCAAAGGTAGTGGCGCTGGTAGTCCGGTTATCTCCATTACGGAGTTGGTTTGATGAAGTGTCCGAAGGCCACTTATGATCTCAAAGAAAACCTGGAATACCGCGACCGGGCGTTCAAGGATTTCGGTTATGGCCCGGCCAATCCGAATAGTGAGGATGATTACTTTTGGCGTTTGCGTGCTGATGAATGGAATACTTCGCCAGAGGAAGCGAAGGGTATGCGGTGTGGTAATTGCTCCGCGTTCATTCAGACCCCAGAGATGATGGCGTGCATTGTTAAGGGCATCCAGGGGGAAGAAAGTAACGATGAGACGTATGCGCCCGAAGTTAGTAAAGCGGCGAATTTGGGGTATTGTGAATTGTTGGAGTTCAAGTGCGCGGCGGATCGGACTTGTTCCGCGTGGTTGGTGGGTGGCCCGATTAAGAAGGCTTTGAGTGGCCGCCAGCGTGATATGGTGTTGATGGCGAAGGCCATGATTCCGCCGATGCGTGAAGGGGCGGAAGATGAGGAAGAAGATTGATGAAAAGCGTTACCGCGCCGCGCAATCTGAAGATCAAGGGCCAGGATCATATGCTGGCTTACATTACCGCCAAAGAGGCTGCGCTGTTGAAGGCGCGCGGTGGTTCCGGGCGCATGACTGAGCATGGCGTCAGGGCGTATAACGAAGGCCCTGGTGGCGACCCTAGCGACAATGCCAATTCAATGTCTGAGTCGGCCACCCAAGATGCTGTTGGCGGCAACATGGGCCAAGGCGCTGGCCCTACTGGGGCTGGGGCTGGTTCTGGCCCTCCAGGCGACCCTGACCCTAGCTCTAATGAAGACGCGGGGAATGTAGAGGCTACAGCGCAACAGGTAGGGCCGTTATCATTCAGTGCGCCTTTTGGTGTGTTTGACGCTAGTCGCGGGATGGGTGTTATTGGTGGGTTGGCTAGTTTAGGGCTTGGTGCTCCTGGCCTTGGAGTGGGTTTGTCTGCGATTGGGGCTGCTATAGATGCCCAGAAGGCCCAAGACCAACTTGATCAAATGGGCATACAGGCGAACATAAGTACTCCCCAAGCTGTGGCGAATGCTGCCTCTATTGGCGCATTAGGTCAAAGTGCTGTCAATCAATTTGGAAATGCATTGGGTTTTGATGCGTTTGCAGAAGCCCCTATGAGTGCTACGTTTGGGGCGCCTGATCCTCTCGGGGATATTGCCGCGTCTCAAATGGATTCTGGTGGCGCTGACCAAGGTTTGTTAGATGCAGTTCCGCCCGTTGAATTGCCTAGCGCGGTTGGTTCTTTGCAAAAGCCGCGCTATCAGATTGTGAATAATACGCTTGTTCCTGTTCCTTCCGGTTTGCTGGGGTAATCAGATATGGACCCGAAGATTTCCGATTTGGTTTCCGAAGTAACTGATATGATGCAGGAAGCCGCGATTGATGCTGGCATGGATACTGATTTGCCGGATGAGATTGATATTCAGGCGATTGTAGCTGGCGAGATTGAAGACGCTGTTGATTATATCGACAGTGTGATTTCGCCAGACCGGGCGCTTGCTACTCAGTATTACCGTGGCGAGCCATTTGGCAATGAGGAGGATGGCCGGTCACAGGTAGTTAGCCGTGATGTGCGCGATACGGTGCAGGCGATTTTGCCAAGCATGATGCGTATGTTCTTTGGTGGCACTAACATTGTTGAATTTGCGCCAAATGGCCCTGAAGATGTGGCGGCGGCCCAGCAAGCAACGGATTATATCAATTATGTGGTGACCCGCGATAATCCGGGTTTTGAGATTTTCTATTCCGCGTTCAAGGATGCCTTGGTTTGCAAGACAGGGATTATCAAGTTCTATTGGGACGCGGCGGAAGAGGTTGAAACGTCTGACTTGTCTGGGCTGGATGAGACTGCCTTGGCGGTTCTCAATTCTGATCCGGAATTAGAAGTGCAAGTAACGGTGGCGTATCAGGGGGACGTTGACCCGGCTACGGGTATGCCTGGCCCAACCGTTTATGACGTTCGCGTAATCCGCCGCCGTGACAAAGGGCGCTTGCGGATTGCGTCTGTTCCGCCTGAAGAGTTCTTGGTCAGCCGCGCAGCGATTAGCCTGGATGATGCGTCTATCATTGCCCACCGCCGTATTATGACGGTAAGTGAATTGGTGGCGATGGGTTACAGTGAAGAAGAGATTGAACCATACGCCAATGAAGTCGATGAACTGGAGGACAACGAAGAACGGTTTGTTCGTAATCCCCAGGCCACAATTGATTTTGCCAATCGGTCTGATGTTGCGGCGAAGAAGGTTTTGTATGTCGAAGCCTATGTAAAGATCGACATGGATGGCGATGGCATCGCTGAGTTGCGTAAGGTTTGCACGGTTGGCGGTGGTTATGAGGTGGTTCGGAATGAACCAGCTGATATGATCCCGTTTGCTGTGTTCTGCCCTGATCCGGAACCCCATACCTTCTTTGGTATGTCTGTGGCGGATCAGGTTATGGATATTCAACGGATTAAGTCGAATATCCAGCGCAATATGTTGGACAGTTTGGCGTTGGCGATCCACCCGCGGGTTGGCGTGGTTGAAGGCCAGGCCAATATGGATGATGTGTTGAATACTGAAGTTGGTGGCGTCATTCGTATGCGCGCCCCTGGTATGGTGCAACCTTTCGCTATGCCGTTTGTTGGTCAGCAGGCGTTCCCAATGCTGGCTTACATGGATGAAATGCGGGAGAACCGCACAGGTATCACCAAGGCTGCTTCTGGTTTGGCGGCTGATTCGCTGCAATCTTCCACCAAGGCTGCGGTGGCTGCTACGGTTTCGGCGGCCCAACAGCGCATGGAGTTGATTGCGCGTATCTTTGCCGAAACGGGCATGAAGCGGTTGTTTGGTGGTTTGCTGCGGTTGGCGATCCAGAACCAGCGTCCTAATCGCATGGTTCGGCTGCGCGGGCAGTTTGTTCCGATTGATCCGCGAGGCTGGGATGCCAATATGGATGTGGTTGTTAATGTGGCGCTTGGCGGCGGCACGGATCAGGAAAAGGTTCAGGTTCTTACTACGGTTTTGGCGAAACAAGAGCAGATTTTGCAATTAGCGGGTATGAATAATCCGTTGGTAAGCCTTTCTCAGTACCGTAATACGCTGGCGCAGATTTTGGCGTTGTCTGGCTTTAAGGACGCGGATCAGTTCTTCAGCGATCCGGCCATGATGCCACCGCAGCCGCCGCAACCGCCAAAGCCTTCGCCGGAAGAAATGCTAGCCCAGGCGCAGATGGCGGCAATCCAGGCGGATATTCAGAAGAAGGCGGCAGAACTAGATTTGAAGCGTGAAGAGATGATCCGAAAGGATGATTTGCAACGCGATCAGTTTGAGGCTGACTTGATGGTGAAGATTGCGGAAATGCAGGCCCGTTATGGCGCGCAGATTGATGTGGCGGCGATCCGCGCCAATATGGAGCGGGACCGCGAAATGATGCGCCAGCAGGCAATGCAGCGCCAGCAGATGATGGCGCCCCCGCAAGTAATGGGCGCTAACATGGCGCCTGGCGGAATGGGTGGCCCAATTGTCTGATTTGGCTTCACAGATTGCCGCAGGGAATGATGCCCTGCGGTTGATGAATGACCCGACGCTGAAGGCAGCGGTGGAAGTGGTTGAAAAGGATTTGTTTGAACAGTGGCGTAACGCCAAGTTTGAAGCAGATCAGAAGTATATCCATGCCACAATGCGTGGTTTGCATGAGTTTTTGCGGGCGCTTCAAGCCGCTATTGATAGTGGAAAAGTGGCCGCGTCACTCGCTGAGAAGCGATATTAGAAAAGGAAGATTTGATGTCTGTAACATCCGGCACCCCCGCTGAAGGCGGGATCGGAATCCACCAGGCACAAGATGCCATAGCCGATATTCTGGCCACCGATGAAGGTGACATCCAGGACGGTGAGGCGCAGCAGCCCGAGGCGCAAGCCGAAGGCACCGAGACAGAGGAAGCGGTGCAATCCGAAGATACTGTTGAGGAAACCGATGAAAGTGAGGATAGCGACCAGCAAGAAGAGCAACCTCAAGAAAGGCTTCCTGAGTCCATTAAGGTTAAAGTTAATGGCGAAGAAGTCGAGGTCACGCTTGACGAGTTGGCCCGTGGTTATTCGCGGCAGTCGGACTATAGCCGGAAGACACAGCAACTAGCGGAAGAGCGCAAGGCGTTCCATGCAGAGGCTGAAGCCATCCGGCAAGAGCGGGCGCAGTATGCGACGCTTTTGGGCGCGTTACAGCAGCAGTTGCAGGCGCAACAACAACTGGATCAACAACCTGATTGGGACCGTCTTTATGATGAAGACCCCATTCAGGCGACCAAGTTAGAGCGTCAGTGGCGGAAGGCTCAAGAGGAACGCCATGCTAAGTTGACGGCTATTCAGGCCGAGCAACAAAGGATTGGTCAGGCTTTTGAGCAACAAACCACCGAGCAAATGAAGGCTTTGCTTATTCAACAAGCACAGCGGCTTCCTGAAATCATTCCTGAATGGAAAGATGAGAAGGTGGCCACTGAAGGCAAAAAGCAGTTGCGTAGTTGGCTTGCGGATCAGGGATTGAGTGACGTTGAAATCAATTCTTTGAGCAAAGCCGAGCATGTGGCGATTTTGCGTAAAGCCATGCTGTATGACATGGGGAACAGAAAGGCGCAGTCTTCAGTGAAGCCGCAGCCTGTGGCGACAAGGCCCGTTAAGCCGGGTTCCGCCGTAAATGTTCCTGGCACCAAGAGCGTTACAGATGTAACCCGTGCAAAGCAGCGTCTCGCTAAAACCGGGACTGTCAACGATGCCGCCAGCGTTTTGGCGGCGATGCTCTGAAAGG